GCGGTGTCGCCTTCTTCCTGCCGCGCGCGGATCGCGCGCCCGCTCGTCTCGTTGCTCGGCGCGCCGAGATTCGCGCGGTAGAGCCCGATCGCGGCTTCCATGTCGCCCAACGCCTGCTGCCCTGCGTTCGCGAACGCAGACGGGAAGATCGGCGGAGCGAGGCGGGCCGGCACAGGGATCGGGTCCCCGTCAGCGTCCTTGTGGTTATAGGGCAGGTACGCAGGCGTCCCGCTGTTGAGCCGGTTCCATGCCTGCGAGTGGCCCTGCACGCTGTCGATCGGCACCATGACAGGCGCCTTCGGCTGCAAGGCGATAGCTTCGACGAGTGCGCTACGTTCGTAGTTATACGCGCGCTGGCTCTCCATCAGCCGCCGGGTGACACCGCAAACTCTGCGTTTGCCGTCGAGCCAGGACTCAAAGCCCAGCACGGGCACAACAGGGAGGTACCGGCTCGGGAACGTGGTGCGCTCCAGCACCTCGCCGCCCGACAGCTTGCACCAATGGACGGTGCGGTCGGTACCCTTCCACTTCTCGGCGATCGTCGGTTTGTAGCCGACCTGCTTGGCGAGGTCCCAGTACTCATCTTCGCCGACCGTGAACGACTCGCCCGCGTCGTTCTCGATGCGGAACCAGTTGCGCAGCGTCTCCTCGGAGTAGAACCACTCGCACACCGAGACGCTCTCGCCGTCGCGCTGGTCGCGCTGCGTATCGTCCCACGATACAGCAGGCACGCCCGGGTATTCGCGTTCGAACTCGTCGCGCGACACGCTCGACACGACGAACGCGTCCGTCATGTCGCTACCGTCGGGCTCGGTGCCGCCGAGCGTGGTGACGCACAACGGGTCGTGCACGCGCAGGATGCGGATGTCCTGCTCTTTCGTGTCCGGGCGGGTGATCTTCGGCACGACGCGCAACCAGCCGACCCCGCAGCGCGCGCTATGGTCGATGGCCGTGTCATACGCGATCGGGGCGCGCGAGCTGTACTCGATGTGCCGGATGATCCCGTCGAGATGCTGCGCGACCGCCACGTCGGCGCCCGAGTCGGCAGGCATCGTCTTGATGCCTGGCTTGTTCTTCCGGGCGTCGTTGACGACCTGTAAGATGTACTGGTTCGTCCGGTCGAGCGTCATCATCACCCGTCCGCGGCGCACCTCCCGGGCTTCGTCGCTCCACTGCTCGCCCGAGGTCGGGTCCGAGAACCGGATGTCGTCGCGCATGCGCATGTGCTGCTCGGCCCACTGGGAGCGCGCTAGCTCAAAGCGCTTTTTCGCCTTTGTGTGGAGATCGCGGTCGGGCATGTGTAACCACACTGTAGCCCGAAGCTAGGAAGTTGTCAACAAGATACGCACAGGTTGATAACCTGTGCACAAGCCGGGCGTCGCTACCCGGCCATCCAGTCCCCGCGCTCGGGTGTTTCGAGGGCCAGGGTGTCCGGCTTGACCGAGCCACGCACCATGGCCGGGAACAGTTCGGCCAGCGCCCAGATCGCCGCATCGGCCCGGTTCGGCGAGCCTGAGCCTGTGTAGCCCGCCGTGCTGAAGGCGCACAGTTCGTCTTCGAGCGCAGCGAAGACGCCGACGTGGCGCACCTTCCCTTGCTCGTACAGCGCGGAGAACGGCTCGGCCCGCTGCACCTTGCCGCGCGACGCGACGACCTTGCGGAACGCTGGGCGGACGCCGAGGTCGCTCGCCGCTGACGCGATCGTCGCGCGCACCATGTCGCCGCCGTAGTTCGTCTCCCCGACGATCGCGTCGGCCCCGTGACGCTGCCACGCCTGCACCGCGATGCGGCCCCATGTCGCGGGTCCGGTCTTGACGGTCAGGTCTTCGAGCAGATACGCGTTGCCATCCACCCCGAGCGCGGCGACCACGATGCCGATCGCGTCGTTGTCCGCGTTGTCCGCATCGCCGCTCCCGCTCGGGTCCACTGCGACGATGACGCGCTGCAATTGCGGCACGTCGCCCGAGTCGGCGCGCCACGTGTCGATGTGCGCCTCGCTGAACAGCGCGTTGGGTGTCGCGTCCGCAAACTCGCCGTGCACGAAACGCCGCTGCATGCGCTGCGAGAGCGCGCGCAGACTGGCGAGGTAGTCCGCACTCAGGTTCTCCGCGTTGTCCTGCGGATTCATCTGGGCGCTCGCGTACCGCTCCTTGTCGAGCGCCACTTTGGTCTCCGGATCGACAAGCTGACGGAAGACCTTGTACGTCCAATGTGACTTAGGCGGCGGATTGCAGTCGAAGTAGAACCGCAACGGGAGCGGGCGCGTACCGCCTGCGTCGGTTGTCTGCTCGGCGCGCTGCGCGAGTCGGGTCAGCAGCAGCTGTACGCTAAGCCATGCGATCTGCGACGCCTCGTTGGCGTAGATCGTCGCGAACTCGAAGCCGAGAATCTTCTCCGTGCGGTGCTTGTCGTCAAGCCCCGTGAACCATATTTCCGATCCGTTCGGCAAGGTGGCGAACCAGTCCGTTTTGTTCCACTTCACCGCGACGCCGGGGAATGCGAGCTCCAGCACCCGGGGGAACGAGTCGCCGATGATCGAGCCTTTCAGGTGGTTGAATCGGTACCGGCACACCAGATGCCGCGAGCGCGGCGCCTTCAGCGCTCGCATGATCACGGCACGGAGAATAAGGAGCGTTTTTCCGGACCGCGATCCACCGAAGAGCATGCACCACGTCGCGGGCCCTGCGAGCGCTGCCTGCGCCTCGATCTGCTTCGGGGTAAGGGCGAAGGTCATCCCTGCACGACCGCAGACAGCCCGGTTTGTGAGGGAGATACCCCGCCATCGTCACCCACGAAGATGCTAACCCCGCCCGAGCCGGCCTCTAGCCACGATAACGAGTGATAGCCTGGCGCTAGGCTCCCTTGCCAACTGCCAGTCAAACACACTCCGGAGTTCGTCCCGGTGCCGTTGAAACCTGCGCCGTGCGGACCGCTAATCGTAGTCGTACTGTCTACTCCCACCCCAACGACCCCCCATGCCGTGCCGCTGCTGCTGAGCATCTGCCCGTGCACAATCGCTCCCACGGTATCCTCGCGAATCCCCAGGACCATCTCCACCTTGTTGCCGCTCGCGGCGTTGGCTTGTCTGACGGTGGCGGTGGCGTAGGTCCAACTGTTGGTCGTGTCGATCACGTTTAGTTCGCGCACGACGCGGTTGTAGTAATTCCACACAAACCGCTTACCGCCGACCTGCGAACTGGTGCCCCCGCCGCTGTCTTCGGTCGTCGTTGTGCTAGTCGTGTAAAACGTGCCAAGGTACAGGCGCGTCTTGTCTCCGCTCTTGCAGTACCGGCCATCCTGCAACGTGACAGCAGTAGCGCGCGCACTGCCCGACGACCACGCAAGCAGTTCGAGCGCCGGCGTGCCTGTGCTCAGGTAGCAAAACACATCGTACGGAAGCGCCGCGGTCAACGTCCCGAGCGCGAGCGACTTTTCGGTAAAGGCAGCCGTGACCCACGCCGCGCCGTCCCACAGCGTAAGTAGGTTGCCTTTGTAGGGTGTGAAGTAGATCGTCGTCTTGGCGGTCTGGTCCGCTGCTGGCACGGGGTCGCCGCTCACCAGCGTAAGCCGACCGTTCACAAAAACCCCGGCGGTCCCGCCGCTAGCCAGATTCGCGATCAACTGCGCGGTCGTGCGCACCGTCGTGCCGCTCTGCACGACGGGGACGAGCTCCGCGCCCGTCAGTGTGCCTGCGGCACCTAACCCAGAGATTGCAGGCACGTCAACCCTCCACCAGTAATTCCACGCCGCTCTCGGTCAGCAGCACCCGGCCCGTCTCGTCGAGCAGCGGGCGCAGCAGCGACTCCTCGGCCCGGCCCACGTACAGCTGCGCGCCTCTGCGCACCACGACGCCCTCGCCGACGAGCGTGCCGAGGATGGCGAGCAGCTGGGTCGCGATGCTCATTCCTCACCTTCGCCCCAAGTGTTGATCGGGAGGTCAAGCTCGATCGCGAGCTCGCGCAGCGCGTCCATACGGTCCGCCTCGGCCTCGATCCCCTCCAGCCATCGCCAGCGGGCCCACTGCCTCACGCGGGCCTCGGGCCATGGTTCCGGGGGCTCGTCATCGTCTACCGGGCCCACAGCAGCAGCACCGTCTCGACGAGCGCCCACAGCAACAGCACCGCGAGGGCGCACGCGATCATGTCGTTCATGAGTTTCACAACGCCTCGTCCGCCGGCGAGGCCACGATGCGGATCGCGCCGCCGTCGAGCCCGGTATGCTCTTGCCGCTCGCTGATCAGCTTGGTCGCGTACCTCGCGTACGTGCCGGGGTCGTGCTGCGCCAGGTGCGCGAGGTAGTCACGCCCGCCAACCATTTCGAACGAGTCGCGCACCGCGCGTTCGAACTCCTTGCGCGTCATCGTGCCCGTAACCGGGCGCAGTTTCGTCACTCCGGCGACGCTCCACTCGACGAGCGGGCCGCGCGCCGGCGCGGGTTTGGCGGGTTTGAGGGCTCTTGCCATGACCCCGAGACTGTAGCTCGCAGCTATAGCCGTTGTCAACAGGTTTTGCACAAGGCCCCTAGAACGGCCCAGGAGCGTTTTTAGGCCTTCAGGCCTCCTGGGACCCCCGTAGCCCCGCAAAACACAGAAATGTCCAGCAAGGCCCCTAGAACGGCCCAGGAGCGTTTTTCGGCCTTCAGGCTACCTACGTAGCACCCCGCCCGCGTTCGGCCGTCCTGAGCCGCGCCAAGGGCCTTGCTGGGCATTCTGGGCACGGGCATCCTTAAACCGTCCCAAAGGCCCTCAAGACCCCTTTCAGCGGGCCTGGGGGCGGGAGCCCCCTGGCCGCGGGCCGTTGTCCCAACGACCGGGGCCGGGCGGGAGCCCTTGTTACAAAATCAGGGTCTTGGAGCGGAGGGTCGGCGGAAAAGTTACAAGTGGCGCCTTCCTATCTTCTTCCCATTCCCATCAATTTCCCCTAACCTCTTTCCCTTCTCTGTATCTATATGTATCTACTCTACACATTCCCTAGAGGGTAAGTAGATAGGAAGGATAGGAAGGTTCAAGTAAATCAACAGCTTGGCGCATTCCCCCTGCCTCATTTTATAGCAGTCCTTCCTGGGAAGAGTGCCTCTTTTTATAGCAACTCCCGTTTTATTGTTACCAAGGTTGTTACCATGGTTATTCCAACTGCCTCTTTTTATAGCACCAGCTAGCTCGTCGGGAGATAGGAAGGGAAGCCGAAGGGAAGTGCGGGGCGTCGCCCAGACCCCTCGCCCTACCCCCGATTCGCGGGGGTAATCCCAACCTTGGCACACCACTTGCTTACAGGGTAGA